TGCACCTAAACCTACAGCAGTGTTATTATCTGCTGAACTTAAAGTTCCAGTAGTGCTGTGTCCTATAATTAAAGAACCTGTAAAATCTGTTCCTTCTGATTTATAAGTAACACCTGATGAAATTCCTGTTAGATTAGAACCATCACCATCACTATTCAGTAGAGTGCCTGTGGCATCTGGAAGTGTAATCGTTCTATCCGTTGAAGTATTAGGAGCGGTAACGGTCAGAACTCCTGTTCCTGAAGCGTGTCCTGTAATTTTTACTTTAGCCATCTATATCTCCTATACTATTACCCAAGTAGAGCCTGTCGGCACAGTAACCGATATTCCACTAGAAATTGTTATTGGACCAGCACTCATCGCATTTGAACCACTCGTTATAGAGTAGTTTGCATCAATCGTATGTTCGTGCTCATATAAGCCCTTGGTTGTTGTGTTGGCATCTGTATCTAATGTTGCCCAGCTTGCAGTTGTAGCATTTGTTGTTAAATACTTGCCAGCGTGTCCAGTCTGAGAAGGTAGAGCATCTACTGTAGACCAAGAATTGTCACCTCTTAAATAGGTGGAACTCGAAGCTGTACCTGTTGCACTCAGTTCTGCTACACCAATAGCATCGTCTGCCATCCTAGCATTAGTAACCCAGTTATTAGCTGTGATAGCATCAAACTGTGTTTGGATAGCAGAGGTTACACCATCAACATAATTAAGTTCTGTGGGCGTGGCATTTATGGCAGCATCTATATTTGGGAATGTAAGTTTAAGTACATTCTTGATACCTCTAATGTGGTCATCGCCCTCAGAGACGTTATCGCCAGCTGCTGGGTTTGATGAATTTAGGTCATCAAGGTATTTAGTACCTGTTAAATCCTCTAAAGCCATTGTCTACTCCTTTATGCTGAAGCAGCTGTTACTGTTACTGTTACCTGTAGTGTGTCACCAGAGATTACTGCACGTGAGGAACTAAAGTCAACTACACCATATAGTGTACCTGCTGTTCCTGTTGCCGCTGTATTTAAGAAAGCACCAGCTACTGTTGCTGTTGCGTTAATTGTAAAGTCTACACTTGATGAGTTAGTCATACTACCAGATGAGGCTGCACCTTCTGTCCATTCTTTTCTGTTTCCAGAATAGCCAGTCAGTTCCGCCCAACTTGAGTGTGATGCCATAGTATCTGCGGCTACTGGTGTACCAGCACCTTTAAGACCTATGTACCAAGTTGTAACTTGTGTTGCTGCGTGGAATTGTACATCAAGAATATGATTCAGTCCTGCTGTTACAATTATATTCTTGTTATTCTCTTCCCATTTGATGTTGCCATCTTTATCAAGACAAGTAACTTTCCAAAAGTTAGCCAGCCCGATGTCTACATTACCTAATGCCATTATTTACTCCTATTGTTAATTATCTGGGTCACTTATTTTTGTCCAAAGTGTATCCTCGTCTTCCTCTATATCATTCCATAAGAAATTGTTTTCACTTGAAGCAGAGCTATTCATACTTAGTGTAGCACTCTCTGGAAAGTTCACGTTGTTCTTCATATCGCTTGTACCTGCCATTGTTGCAGTAACTGGCATAACGTGGCTAGAAGAACTTGTTATTGTACCGCTTTCATCTAATGTTATTGATGCTGGCATAACGTGTGCTGTTGTGCCTGTCATTCCAAAATTCGTTCCTAAAGACAACGACCTTGGGAATACTGTATCTTCTAATAATGACTGAGTAAAATTAGTCTGAGTCATTACCGCAGTTACTTGGTAAGTATCGTTAGACCAGAGGTTTGAATTTCCAGACCAGACAGTTGATTCTGCCGACCAAGTGCTCTGAGCCATTAGCCTTCAACTCCAGAATAGATATTCCGTACTCTCATCGCTGAACCAGAATGTCTATCCCTAGCATCCGCATCTTGTAGTTTCTTGATTGCACCATTGTATGCGTTTAGCCACAGACCAATCCTTTCATCATTCTTAATAAAAGGCTCTGCCTCCAATAGTGCACCATATAGTAATACATCTGGTGCATTTGTTGTAAGCCAGTTGCTTGTTACAGTACCTGAAGTACCATCACCTAGCGGTGTAAATTTCTCATAGAAAGCCATCTCAACTGTATAGTCAGAATCTGGTATAGGTGCTAATTGTATCTCGTCACCTATGAGTGAATAAGCTCTTGGTTTACCAGTCGTATCACTTCCATATAACCTATCCAACATCTCTGGTGTTATATATTCGAGAGGTGTGATAGGGTTCGTATTAATTTGCATATTACGCATTTGTAAATAACCACCGGGGAGATTAAAGTATCTCTGACTTGCTGTGGTTTCCATCGTACTTCTTACTTCCATAGGGCGTATGCGTAAATCCCTATTGAGTCTAGCCTCTGCCAGAGTTATGAAGTCCGGTATTCTGTCTGTTAAGTCTGACCTATCCAGCCAGTCCGCTACTGCATCTTTTAATTCTGTGAATGTGCTTAATGCCATTATACTTTTCCTTTAGTAGTACGCCAAGCAGCGTTGTCTGGATGATTCAACCACTCTCTCATCCTTTCTTGGTTTCCCCAAACCTTATCTCTCATCATCTGCTCAACTACAATAAGAGGTATTCTGGCAACCCTGTGTGAGAACTGAGAGTCTCCTTTATATTTATTTCTTCCAGCAGTGAACTTGTCAGACCTATTTTTATCATAGATGTCTTTAACTGCTTTATCTTCCTGTCCACTGGCTAGAGTTAAAGTTCCGTCTGCGTTTTGAATTAGTTTAGATTTTACTGCCATAAGTATAACCACCCCAGTTTCCTAGGGTGGTATTTAGGTTAGCTATTAACCAGTAGTGTAACGGATTGCTCCATTAGCTGCTTCGTTGCCACAGCGTAGACCAAACTCTACAAGAAGCATCTTCTTGTCTGAGTCACCTTCTTTCGCAATATCCACAGTTTGGAAATCACGAAGATACTCTACTGACCACATATCGTGGTCTAGGAAGTATATAAGGTCTTGGTCACAGTATCTGTCTAGCGTAATGTTGAATGTACCAAAATCTGATACATAAACATCAACTGCATTGTAGATTGACTTGTTGTCGTCAACAATACTACGAGTATTGTCAGCACGACCAGACATTGCTGTAATCAACTTTTTGTTGGTAGCACCTAGAAGGATTGTTGATGGCTCGCCACCAGCATTCCAAGTAGATTCTGCAACAGCAGTTATATCAGCTTCAACAACCGCAGCGTGTGAACCAGAAGTACCAGCATCAGTTACGTTAGTCGTAATGAAAGCACCAGCTCCTTTGGTTTCACGTGCTGTAGAGGCGTTACCTGCCACAGCTGCGTTGTTAGCTAATAGTGAAGTCTCCATATCTCGCTTCATCTCTTTCGAGGCTTTTGCGAGTTGGTGTGCCATTTCAGACTTCTTACCGGCATTGTTCACTGTCTCCTGAGTACCAGTGACTTCAACCACCTTCTTACTAATTTGAGTATAGTTACCCAATCTAGTTGTAGCAGTAGTAGTCGCAGCACCCACAGCAGCTCCCTCCACGTGATAGTTAGTTCCAGAAGCAGCGGTTAGGGCATCTGTCTGCCACTCAAAATAAGTGTTAGAAACAGTACCTTTACCTGCTATACCCGATAGGAATGGAGTATCAGTAGGGGAAATATCATAGATTACATCAGACAAATCCTCACGAATCGCTGTTGCATCGTATGTACTGAAATTTGTAGGCATTTCAATATCTCCTTAAAGCATATCATAAAATAAGGAAGCGGCATCTTTTTGCTTACCAGTCTTCCTCAACCGTGTACGCTTTGCTTTTAATGCTTCAGTAGCTGTATCTTCCTTCGATTTTCCTCTTCCGGCTTTTTGTACTTTGGGAACTTTCTTGACTGCTTTCTTCTTCGGAGCTACTTTCTTGGTTAGCTTATCAAACTCCATTGCTTTCTTAATTACTAAGACACTGCGATGGTCTGCTAACTGATTTATCTCTTCTGGTCTAAAGCCTACTGAAGCAGCATACTCTTGTATGTCCTTCTTAATAGTAGAGTCTTTGTCGTTCCACTCTGGTAAAGCAGCTACGAGCCTAGCATATTCTTGTTGAATAAACTCTCCTCTTTCTTTTTGGGCCGCAGCTTGTTGTTC